GAGATCAAATATGCAAAAAGTCAACTACAACCGGAGGACACTGGGCATATACATACAGCCATAAGTTGGCTAAAACACAGAGTAAATCAAATGAAAGGTATTAAAGACGATGACTAAAGTAAAGTTAATTTCATACAGCACAGCACCAGAAGGCACAGGACTTGATAATTGTCAAGAACTTATTGCATATTGTGCTAGGGTAAGTAATCCTAGTAATCAAATGAACAGCGAAACAAGTGAAAAACTTATCAAATATTTGATTAAACATGCACACTGGTCACCACTTGAAATGGTAAGTGCTTGTTTAGAAATTCAAACTACACGTGATATTGCACACCAAGTTGTAAGACATAGAAGTTTTGCCTTCCAAGAGTTTAGTCAGCGTTATGCTAATCCTGAAGATCAAGGCGATATGTTTGAATACAGCGAAGCACGATTACAAGATCCAAAGAACAGACAAAACTCTATTGATGTTGACGATGAAAAATTACAACTTGATTGGTTACATGCACAGATGCGTATTGCACATCTAGCCAAAAAAGAATACGATTGGGCAATCAAAAAAGGTATTGCCAAAGAACAAGCACGAAAAGTACTGCCTGAAGGTATTACAAAAACTACATTATATATGAACGGTACGCTACGTTCATGGATCCACTACATTGAACTACGTGGTGCAAACGGAACACAAAAAGAGCATATGGACATTGCACATGCTTGTGCAAAAGTTATAGCAGATATATTTCCGTTAGCACATGATTTAGTCTAAATTAATCAGATTAATTCTTTTTCGTAACTTTTTTCTTGACAAAGGATATATATCATCATATACTATATTTTTTGTTGAAGGAGCAAACAGAACATGGCTGGTAGAAAGAAAATAGCAAAAGCGGCGCAACGTTTTAGAAAAAGTGCAAGACTTGAGGAACCGTCATGGGATAATTACGACAAACTTACAGGAGAAGAGTTTCATCGCAAACGTCAAGGATCACATCAATGGTACTACAATAATTTTAAAAGTGTAGAATTAATGGGAGATATTTGGATATGGATGGAAGCAAATGGTTACACACAAGACGAAATAAAAAAAGCAAAAGCAGCAAAAGATTATACAATTAGCGGCACTGCCGCTATTACATGTAGAATGCTTAATAACGGCATGCCCGACTTTTACAAACCAGCGGCAGATTATTGGGACAGTCTACCAGGCACTAGTGGAGAACTTAAACCTGTCACAGAATTTATTAGAAATAGAATTGCTGTTGCATTAGGTGAGGCTCAAGACGAAGAAAAAATTCAACAAGAACAAGAAGAAAAAGAAAAGAAAGAAAACGCAGGTAAAGTAAAATACGTGCCTAGTATACAAGATAGGCTTAGACAGGCAGCAAATCATATGTCAGAGTTTGTAGAAGATGCACATGATGACTTCCTTGAAGGTAAAATAAGTGATTTTAAGGACATTAAACCGGCAACAAAACTACGTAGGTTAGAATGTAAGCAGCCGCATGCTAGAATGATAAAGAGCTTTTACGAGCCTTTAATCAAAGAATATGAAGAAATACTAAATCCTCCTAGCACAAAAAATATGACTGAACAAGAAAAAGATTATGCAGACCAATTAAAAGAAGGATACTCTATTTTTAGTAAATCAGAGATTAAGAAGATGTATCAGTTTTACCTAGCAGTGCAAGGTGCATGTGATGCTATTATTGCTGAATCTAAAGCAAATAGAAAGCCTCGTAGAGTAAGTGCTAAATCACCTGAAAAAGTAGTAGAAAAACTGAAATACAAAATTTCAGATGACAAGTATGCTATTAGTAGTGTTCAACCACACAAGTTTATAGGTGCAAACTGCTTGGTTGTGTTTAATTCAAAAACACGTAAACTAGGTATATATTATACATCTATAGAAGATCCGTTAGGCACTGGGAGAGATGGTAGCGGATTGTATCTCAAAGGACAGACTTTACAAAGATTTAATGAAAAAACCAGCGTTTCTTACACGCTTAGAAAGCCTCTAGAACAACTAAAACAAGTTAAGGACTTGAATACTCGTAAGAAATTTGAGAATTGGATGGAAAAAATCACTACTACTCCTATTAAGATGAATGGTAGACTTAATCCCGAAACATTATTAATAGCCGTTTATTAGTATTGTTACTATTTTATATAAATACAGTATCATGAACAAAGGTAAAATAGGACAACAATAATGTCAACAGATACAGAAAAATTAAAAGCATTAGCAACTGCACTTGTAGATGTTATAAGTGAAGAAGATCCCGCATTAGATAGTATTCAGCATATCAAATTTGCAAATCCTATAGCAGGAAAAGGATTACTATGGACTGGCAAAGACTACACAAAACAATTTGTCTTTCAAGATGATAACTTATTCTCATCAGAAAACATTAATATTGCTAAAGGTAAAAATGTAAAGATTGACGATCAAGTTGTTCTAAGTAACGACACATTAGGTAATAGTGTTACAAAAAGTAATTTAAAAGAAGTTGGAAGACTAAAAGGACTTATTGTTGATGGCGGAATGTCTATCAATAACTATTTGATATTTGATGCTAACAGTGATAGACTAGGTATTGGAACAGAAGAACCAAATGCTGCTTTAAGTGTTGCAGAAGACGGCATTGAAGTAATGGTTGGTACAGAAGACTTTGTAAAAGGTTTTGTTGGTACATTTGCTAGTCACGATTTAGAATTAAAAACAGACAGTACTACTAGAGTAGCAATTAGAGCAGGCGGTGATATTGAATTAGGCAATCCAAATGCATCACCAGTAAAGGTCTCAGTCAACGGTAAACTTGCTGTTGGAGTTAATAATCCAGATAGCGATGTGGACTTACACGTAAGAGGTGCTATCAAGTTTAACAATAAAAAGCATTTATCAGGAACTACTCCTCCAACAGGCGGACAATTCAATCAAGGTGACATTGTGTGGAACAGCAATCCAACATCAGGAAGATTTATAGGTTGGGTATGTGTTAAAGCAGGCGGACCTGGTCTCTGGACCACATTCGGACCTATCACTTAAACAACCATTTAAATAACTGCCATGGCACTAGTAATAGGAAATGGCGAAAGTAGACAAGGAATAGATCTCTCGAGTTTTGGTGAACGATTAATAGTCGGTTGCAATGCTCTGCACAGAGATACACATGTTGATCATCTTGTATGTTGCGACAGAAGGATGGTTGATGAATCTTTGGATAGTGATAACACAAAAAACACAAAAATTTATGTTAGGCAAGACTATATTAATTTTTATTCCAAGCAAGATCCAAGAGTAAATCTTGTACCTCAACTACCATACAAGGGTAAAACAAAAGCAGATACTCCTATACATTGGGGTAGTGGTCCTTATGCAGTTCTTGTGGCTGCAAATTTACCAGTACAAGAAATTGTTTTATTAGGGTTTGACTTATATCCTAGTCAATCTAATACCGTCAATAATATCTACAAAGGTACAAACAATTATTCTTCTAAAAAATCAAAACCTATTGATTATTCATTTTGGCAATATCAAATTGCAAAAGTTTTTGAATATTTTCCTGACAAGCAGTTTGTAATTTATAACAAGCCTGATTGGAAATTACCAACAACATGGAATCAAAATAACGTTTCGGTAAAGTTTTTACATTCAGGTTCTTGACTATTGCCTAAATAGAGCATATAATTACTAGTATGTTTAACAAAGGACTTGGCGTCATCCCTTCTAATTCTGCCGCCCATAAAACATTATAGTAGGAGAACATTATGGGAAAACATTTAAGTACAAAACATTACGGACACAATATCGGACTATCAGCAGTGTTCAGACAACCAAATGCTGATCATTCACATTGTCATTTGCTACACGGTTATAGTTTAGCATTTACGTTTACATTCGGGTGTGACGAACTAGATAATAAAAACTGGGCAGTTGACTTTGGTGGACTAAAGCCTTTAAAGAAGTGGCTAGAAGATCACTTTGATCACAAAACAGCAATTGATAAAAACGATCCGCATATGGACAAGTTTATGGAACTACAAGAACTTGACCTAGCAGAAATTGTTGTAATGGATGGTGTTGGTGCAGAAAAATTTGCAGAACATGCATTTAACTTTGCAGACAAACTAGTACGTGAAATGAGTGACAACCGTTGCTACTGCGTAAGAGTAGAGTGTGCAGAACACGGAGCAAATAGTGCAATCTATGAAGCATAATATTAGAATTATTGCAGGACCATGTCAACACGAAACACTTGAGCAAAGTTTACGAATTGCTATAGAATGTCAACGTGTATGTGAGAAGCACGATGTTGAATACATATTTAAAGCAAGTTTTGATAAAGCAAACAGATCTAATCTTAAAGGTATACGAGGTCAAGGACTTGTAAGCACATTAGAAGACTTTAAATTTTTAAAACAAAAAGTTGGTATGCCTATCACTACTGATGTACATAACATTAATGAGATTCTAAAAATTGGAGCATACTATAATGATACTATTGATGTATTACAGATACCTGCATTCTTATGTAGACAAACTGACTTGGTACGTGCAGCCTGTAAAACAAACAAGATTGTAAACATTAAAAAAGGACAGTTCCTTGCACCTTGGGATGTTGAAAATATTTTATCTAAAACAGAAGGTGCTAAAGAAGTTTGGATAACAGAAAGGGGAACAAGTTTTGGATATAATACTTTGGTTACTGATTTCACTGGGCTTCAGTTTATGTTGTCTAATTATAACGTTCCCATTGTTTATGATATTACTCACTCAGTTCAAAAACCCGGAGGTATGGGCACTAGTAGTGGCGGTAATCGTGAGTATGTGCCTGGCTTGGCTCGTGCTGCATCTGCAATGGGTATAACAAACTTCTTTTTAGAAGTTCATCAAGATCCAGATAATGCACCTAGTGATGGTCCTAATGCATTATACCTGAAAGACTTTAAAAAAGTTGTTGCGGATATAGTTAAATATTCTTACACAAATTAGGAGAACGAGGTTTAATGGACTCGGAAAAACTGTCTAAAGAACAGCGTAAAGCATATAAATTACGTAGAAAATTTGAAAAAGAACAATCGCGAGCTCTTAAAAGAACAGGAGGAGTGCCCCAACCTAGTTCAATAGCAAATATACTATGTGTACGTTTTGGTAACAAGTATTCTATTTCTTATGTAGAAAAACTAAGAAATATGATTGATAGGCATACTACTGTTCCTTATAACTTGTATTGCCTTACAGATGATCCTACTCCTATAAAAGGAGTTGTTCTTATTGTTCGACCAAATGAAGGATATGTAAAAGGATGGTGGCACAAAGTACATATGTTTAATACTGATTTACCTTTGTCTGGCAGAATATTATACATGGATCTAGATGTTGTAATTTGTAATAATATAGATAAACTGATAAACTTACAAGGCAATGTCTTTATGGGAATAAGAGACTTTAACAGAAAGTTTCATAGAGATTGGAAATACCTAAACAGTAGTGTTATGAGTTGGATTCATGGAAGCCAAGCGTATATCTATACAAAATTTAAACAAAATCCACAAGTTGCAATGAGGTTACACGGTGACCAAGATTGGACGTGGAAGTGTGCTAAACCTGTTATTAGGTTTTGGCCAGAGGATTGGATACAAAGTTACAAATGGGAAATTAGAAATAGAAATGAATTACAAGTTATAAATGGAGTTAGACAATTTGTAGAACGGAAAGATAACGTAGAAATACCACTAGAATGCTGTATAGCAGTATTTCATGGGGATCCAAACCCTGGTATTGTACAAGATAAATTTGTTGTGGAGAATTGGGTATGACAGTGAGTAATAGATTTATATTTGATGTTGACGGAACACTTACCCCTAGTAGGAAAGAAATGGACAAAGAGTTTGCAAAGTTCTTTTTTCATTTTTGTAAAACTAATTACGTTTACTTTGTTACAGGTAGTGATAGAGATAAAACTATAGAACAAGTAGGCGACACGCTGTACGGTATGGCTGAACGTGTATATAATTGCAGTGGATGTGATGTCTACCAAGGCAAGAAAAATATTCACACAAGTTCTTGGAAACTTCCAGAACTAGCAGAAAAATTCCTAACACAGTGTATGGAAGAAAGTGAATTTGTACTAAGAACAGGATTACACTTTGAACATCGTCCAGGCATGTGTAACTTTAGCATTGTAGGTAGAAATGCTACACTAGGAGAGCGTAAGTTATATGTTGGTCATGATGAAAAAATAAACGAAAGAAACACAATAGCAAAAGCATTTTGTACTTTATTCCCAGATATAGATGCCAAAGTAGGTGGTGAAACAGGTATCGATATATTTCCAAAAGGCAGCGACAAAAGCCAAATACTAAGAGATTTTAATCCAGATGATATTTTACATTTCTTTGGAGATGATATGCATACTGAAGGAAATGACTATCCTTTGAAAAAAGAAATCATTGACAATGACTTAGGTTTCTGCTACAATGTAAAAGATTATAAAGAAACTTGGAAAATATTACGTGACGAATTCTCAATATAAACGCATAGGCTTTGCCTGCAAATATATGTACACTGATCAGACTCAGAAGAAAAAACTTCTAGAGGAGATACAGCGTCCCTTTAATACACGTTCAACAACTGTTGCGTGGCTAAACAGACAGACTAAAGAAGTTGCAGAAGAACGATTGTGGGATATTATGGTCCATAACATACAATCGTATATGAATCTTATTTGTTATGTAGGAGGACTACCAAATGAATTACGAATGGTTAGGTTGGGAAGTGACGTCTTACCTGTTTATACTGAGCCTACTTGGTCTTACTTCTGGCGTAAGCCTGATGTACGACAATATTGTGAGAGTAACTTTGCTCACGTCGGCGCAAAGGCTCGTGAACTTGATGTTAGGGTGTCTATGCATCCTGGTCAGTTTACTGTACTTGCGTCAGATAATCCTAATATTGTAGAAAGGAGCATAGAAGAATTTGAATATCACACCGATGTCTTCCGCTGGATGGGATACGGCAAGTCCTTCCAAGATGCGAAGTGCAATGTACACATATCCGGTAGGCAAGGTCCAGCCGGTATCCAACGAGCTCTCCCAAGATTATCTCAAGAGGCGCGAAATATTATTACGATCGAGAACGACGAAATGTCGTGGGGTATTGATGCAAGCCTCGAACTTGCAAACGACCTTGCCCTCGTTCTTGACATACACCATCACTGGGTCGCTAGTGGTGAATACATTCAACCAACCGACGATAGATTTCTACGCATAGTAGATAGTTGGCGTGGTGTCCGTCCTGTGATACATTATTCTGTTTCACGTGAAGACTTACTTGTAGGACATGATCCTAACGTATTACCTAACATGGGCAAACTACTTGAACAAGGCTTTAAGAAACAAAAACTACGAGCTCATAGCGATATGATGTGGAATCATGCTGTTAATGACTGGGCTCTACAGTTTAACGACTCTGCAGACATTATGGTAGAAAGCAAGGCTAAGAATTTGGCAAGTATTGCATTACACCAGCATTCTGTTCTATTCGAGGAAGTCTAGCATAAATATGTTAGATGCTAAAAGAACTTAAAGATATCATAATAGAGGCTGAAAAGCAACGTCCTACATTGGTTTTAAATCCATTACCGTATTCGCGTGATGAATTAGAACCTGTGATGAGCAAAGAAAGTATAGATTTACACTATGCTAAGTTGTCTAAAGGATATGTAGATCGATACAACAACAAAGAAGGTGATGACACTTTTAACTTTGGTGGTGCTCATTTACATAATTTGTTTTGGCCTATGTTACAATCACCAAGTTCAGGGAATAGGCCCTTAGGAGCATCTGAAGAACTTATTAACACTAAGTTTGGATCTTACGAAAAATTTAAAAATGAATTCATAGAAAAAGCCAAGAGCCTTCAGGGCAGTGGATGGTGTTATATGGATGTCAAAGGCAAGTTAGGATTAATTGCTAATCAAGATTTTAAGAAAGGAACACAGATTGCTTTTCTTATTGATATGTGGGAACACTCTTATTTGCTCGACTCAACTAAAGACAAATATCTTGAGAACATTTGGCGTATCATAAACTGGCCAATCGTGAACGATAGAATACAAGGAGAATAATTTATGCTAAAGTGGCTTAAAAAGATTTTCGTACCTGCTGTAGACACTAAAGAAGAAGTTCTAGTGTTAAAAAAGCAAGTAATCGGAAAGAAATCGGAACTAACAAAGATGTCAAAAGTACAACTAGAAGAACTAGGTCGTGCTTATGATGTTGAGTTAGACCGTAGATTAACTAAAGCAAAACTAGTTGATCAACTATGGAAAATAGTTAAACCTAAAAAATAAAATAAGGAGACAATAACATGTTAGATATAATTAAAAGTAGAGTAAGCAAAGCATTTCAAGAAAGAACATCTTGGGATGGAGCAGTCTTAATTGCATTTGGTATTATAGTATTAATTGCAAAACCTTTAGCCGGCTTATTAGCATATGCTGCTATTGCATATGGTGCTTGGACTATTTGGAAAAGTGAATAATGTCAGACGCAGTTAACATAACAGATTCTGCTAAAACACACCTAAACGGTCTTATTGAAAAGCAAGGCAAACCTATCGTTAGACTTAGAGTCAAAGGCGGTGGGTGTGCCGGCTTTCAATACGAATGGCTTATGACCGACAAAAAAGAATTTGACGATGAAGTTATTAAGTTAAAGAATGGAGAATTTGCAATAGATTCTATGAGTATGTTATACGTAATAGGTACAACTATAGATTACGTAGAAGAAATATTTGGATCTTCTTTAACTATCAAAAATCCCAACGCAACAAATAGTTGTGGTTGCGGTGAAAGTGTTTCATTTTAATATTTAGAAATTTCTAAGTCTGCATCAGCAGGCATATCCCACATTTGTTTTTGCTCAACACCTTTACGTTGTGCAAATCTCTTAGCATCGCAATTACCGCAAACGTGAAAATAATTGTTACTCAGCCGGGCTTTGCTTATCTTTTTTAGATCCCTGGTAAATACACTGTCACAGTTATCACATCGGAGTTCAACGATAGTTTTAACACGATTATAAACGTGTTGTTTACCTAACTTGCTCTTCCTTTTGTGTTCTGTTATAACTTTTTTGGTGCCTATAAACATAGTTATATTTACTATTTTACATTAGGCTTATAGAATAAATTGATAAATATTATTGGAACAAAGGACTTCTAGGGGATAAGATGGCAAGAAAAGTAATAGATACCGGTGTAGTAGGTAACGACGGAACTGGCGATAGTATCCGCGATTCGTTTAGTAAAGTAAATGATAACTTTAGAGAATTATACAGTTCATTAGGTTTAGGAGAAAGATTAACTTTCTTAGGACTTGATGATACACCATCCAACTTTGTTGGACAAGAAGCAGCAGTTATTTCTGTTAATAATACTACAGACGGATTACAATTTAAACAGGTTACAGGTGGAACTGGTGTATCAGTTGATACTACTAGTAATCAAAACCAAATTATTGTAAGCACAGAGTTTTCTGAAATATCAGGAGATCCTACTCCACAACTAGGTGGTAATCTATCAGTAAAAAGTGGTGGTCAAACATTTAAAATAAAAGATCTCAATACTCCAACAGAAGATACAGAAGCAGCAAACAAAGCATATGTAGATACAAAGATTTCAAGAGCTGGTGTTGACGCAATAGATCCTGCTACAGGTGCAACGCAAAGTTCTTTTGGAACTATGAGTGGTCCGTTAATTCTTTCACGTTCTCCTGAACCGGATGACGATGCTAGATACGATGGATTAATTGCTGCAACTAAATCATATGTTGACGGATCATCTTTTGGATCAAGTGTAAACTTATATGTTGCAACATCTGGTTCTGATGTTAGACAAGGTGTTTCAGATGCCTTACAAGGTAGAGCACTTGCTTATGCCTACAGAACAATTGAAGCAGCATGTAAAAAAGCAGAAGAAATTTTACTTGAATCTAACGACGATATTGGTCCATACGAAAAGAAATTAACTTATGCTAACGGAACAAAATCAGTTGAACTATCAACTATTAGTACATCACCTACATCAGGTACAGGGTTTGTTGGATCTCCAAGACTGAGTGTTGACACAATTACAATAAATTCTATAGGAACAAACTATCAAGCAGGAGATATTATTTCTCTTGCAGGCGGAACAGGCGATGCTGCAAAATATGAAGTTTTAACAACTGCATCTTCACCAGGTGCTGTTGTAACATTTAAACAAATTAGTTCAGGTAACTATACTGTATTACCAGGTGCTACTGGAATTACAACAACTACAGATAGTGCATTTGGTTCAGGTGCAACATTTGATGTTACTTACAAAGTAAACAACGTTACAATTAGTAATGGCGGCTCAGGACACAGTTTAGTTTCAGTACGTATTACTGGTGGCGGCGGAGCAGGTGCGTTTGGTACTGCATCAGTAGTAAGTGGTGTTATTACTGCTATTGAAATTACCGATAGTGGAAGCGGATTTACTAGCCTTCCAACTGTTGAGGCTGATTTGCCTAGATTCCTTTTAAAGACAGAAGGACAAAGAACAGACTATACAGGTGATGTGTTAACAGATACTGAAGTTGCATTTAGAACAAGAGATATTAGAGAAGGTTTATTCATAAAAGGTTTAACTTCTGGTGCACAAGCACAGATACTTGCTCATGAAGGTGCGTTAGATAGTAGTGGAAATGAAATTTTTGATGTTGATATTAAGTTTGGTAATTTCCAGATTGGTGAAGAATTATCATATGGTGATATTACTAACCAAACACAAATTACTATCTTACTTGAAAGCGGAGTGTACGAAGAAAACTATCCAATTAAAGTTCCGCAAAACGTTGCTATCGTAGGTAATGAATTTAGACGTTGTATTATAAAACCAAGATCTGGAACTTCTAGTTCTCCTTGGGCATTTCAAAGATTTAGAAGAGATACAACTATTGATGGACTTACAACTGCAAGCGACTTGTATGGATATCATTACTTAGAAGATACTACACAACCTGTATACCCTAGAATAGATAACGGTGGCGGCTACAAATCATCAGCAGCACTTATAAAATTAAATAGACAATTCTTACAAAATGAAATTACTGCTTGGATAAATTATCAAATCACAAACAACATAGCACCGTATACATCTTCATACACTTATAGTGAAACATTATGTAAACGAGATGTTGGACTGATACTAGATTCAATGATTTTTGATTTGAAGTATGGTGAATACAACAGAACAATATCAGCAGGTTTAAAATATTATCAAAATGCAAGTGGAAGAGTTACAATTACAACTCAACTTTCTGAAACAGTTGCATCTTTACAATATTTAGAAACTATACTAGATAAAATTATTGCTAACGATCCTATAACAACAGTTTATAATACTTCATTCAGTCAAATAACTGATGGAGCATTTGTTAAGGAAACTGGAACTGAAGGTGTACTAGAAGAGTTATTTGATGCACTTGAAGACGTACTTCAAAGTTCAGGAGGTATTAACTTTCCTAAAGACAACGATAAACTTGACGTATTCTTATGTAACGATGCTGTAATACTTAGAGCAATGACCATGCAAGGGCATGGTGGTTTTGCTATGGTGCTTGATCCAGCAGGACAAATCCTTGCTAAGTCACCTTATGCACAAGAATGTGCTTCATTTAGTAAATCAATTAACGCACAAACATTTTCAGGTGGTATGTTTGTTGATGGTTTCGCAGGTAACTTACAATTTTTACACGCTAGTAGCACAAGCACAACACGTATTAATGTATCAGGACTAGATAGATTTCCAGAACTACCAGCATCATTTATTGTTGGCGATGATATTTTCAAAGTAAACTATGTTAGAGATTATGTATACGGTGCAAGCGGAAGTACTGCAACACTTGTACTTGACGAAACTACACCTTTTAATTTAACAGCAGGTGTACAAACGTTAACAAGTATTACACAAGCAGATCCTGCTGTGTTTACTAAAACAGATCACGGGTTACAAGCAGGCGCTACACTTGTCTTTAGTACAACAGGAACATTGCCAACAGGAATAGTAGCAGGCAAAGAATATTATGTTTCTGAAACAGGACTAACAGGTAACACATTTAGAATTACTGCTGATTTTTTAGGAACTGTTGCACTTGCAACAACTAGTGCAGGCAGCGGAACACATAGTTATCAGAGAAAATATGAAATATTGATGCCTGGTAACAGATCAATGTTATCAAATGACTTTACACAGATTTCAGATATGGGTTACGGCTTGTTGGCTACTAACGGTGGTTTAACAGAAGCAGTATCTATGTTTACATATTACTGTTATGCTTCTTACATGTCACTTAATGGTGCGCAGATTAGAAGTATTGGTGGTTCTTCTGCACATGGTATCTATGCATTGGTTGCAGATGGTTCAGACCCACTTGAAGTTCCAACTCCTACAACATTGTATTATGATGTTGCACAGAGAGTTGATTGTTATTTCCCAAGTGCTTCTTTCCAAAACGTAACGGGTGGGTTAGTTGTATATGTTAACAATTATGATTATACTCCTCTTAACAATTCAGAACTTGAAGTCGACCATGGTAATTTAATTTTTAGATATCCTGTCACATCAGTTTCAACTACAGACTTGCCAACAGGTGTTGCAAAACTTAATTTAACAAGTGATACAACAGGAAACTTTGATGGATTGTTTGCTGCTATTTCAGATGGAACGAAGATGTCACTTAGAAGTAATTCTCAAATTGTTTTAACAGGTGAACTTGCTGACGTTGCTACAAGACCATCAACAGGTTTACGTTTTTCTGAATCACCAACTGATGTTTATCGTGTATTACAATTTGAAGATTTTAATGATAGCACAGCAGGTAGAGGTGCTCTTGATGTAGAATTTACTGTAGCAAACCCTACAGTACTAACATTTACTATTACTGTAACTGATATTACAAGTAATAATACACTTACTACAGATAGAAACCACGGATTAAGACGTGGTGATATATTTGTTCCTAAGACTACAGCAAACGGATTAACAGCATCAACAACTTATTATGTATTTGATGTTCCTACTTATAATACAATACAACTTACTACGTCATTAGGCGGTACATTACTCGGTGGCTTAACTAATGGATCAGGATTAAGTTTAGTAAATGTTATTGCTCACAAACAGTTAGCAGACTATAGACTACAATTTAGTTCGACTGGAACATTACCAACAGGAATTACTGCTGGTATTACATACTTTGTACTAGAAACAAATTTAACATCTACAACTTTTGAAATTGGTACAAGTAAAACTAGTGCTGCGCTAGAAGTAACAGGTGCTGGTACTGGAGATATAACTGCAATAGCAGATGGTATTACAAAGACTACACTTAGAGAAAACTATGATTACATTGATTTAACTGTATATCAACCTAGTGAAAGTGTTGGCACAACTGGTGCAAGTCCTGTGGTTCCTGGAGCATTTACAACACTTAGCAGTATTAGTGTTGCAGCACCAGCAGTATTCACAACTGCATCACCGCATGGATTTGCAGTTGGTGATGTAATTAGATTAAAAACAACAGGATCATTACCAACTGGTTTAAACGAAAGTCTACACTATTTTGTATCCAATAACAATAAAGATAGTTTAGGTGCTAGTTCTGTACAATTTACTGTAACAACTACACCACCTGCACTTGCAAGTTCAGTAGAAGTTGATACTTCAGGTACACAAAGTGGAACACAGACTTTTGCAAAAGTATTAGGTAGAGTAGGTGATTCAACGATTAGTGTTGTTCCGGTTGCTCCTCAAGAACGTTCACGTGTTCCTAATTCAAGATTTGTATTTAAAGGTGAAGAATATGTCATTAGTCAATATCAATCAGAGGATGATCTTAGCGATAACTATGCTAGAATAACTCTTAATAGACCATTAGAAAATAGTATAATAGAGTTTGAAGGATCCTATACTATACGAAGTGCAGTTCCAACTAGAAGTTTAAACAGTTATGGTAACTTAACTATTAGAATTTCATTAACTCGTGTAACTGGACATGACTTACTTGAAATTGGTAGTGGATCGTATGCAGATACAAACTATCCAAATGAAATTTATGGTCCAGCAGTTAATGCACTTAATGCAGATAATGAAACACAAGAACGTACTGTGGGACGTGTGTTCTATGTAACCACTGACCAATTTGGTAACTTTAATGTAGGACCTTTCTTTAAAGTTGACCAAGGAACAGGACGTGTGACATTCTCAGCAGCGATTGCTTTGAGTAACTTAGATGGTATTGGATTCAAACGTGGTGTTCCAGTTTCGGAATTCTCAACAGATAGTTCATTCTCAGATAACGCAGTTGATACTGTTCCTACAGAGAATGCTGCAAGGCTTTATATTGAAAGAAGATTAGGTATCTCGCACAGTGGTGCTAAGATTATTGATGCTAATCTAATACCTAGTGTTACTGGTGGATTTATGGACCTAAGTGGTCAACAGGCTATGAAAGCCAATATGAATCTCAATCAGAATAAGATTGTTAATCTTAGTGATCCTACACAACCTCAAGATGCAATGAACTTGAGAAGTTTCACTTTTGATAACCTACAAAACTTTTCATTTACAGATTTAGAAGCAAACCAATTACTTGTGTTTACCGGCAATGACAGAGATGCTGTAAACGCTACAGTAGTCGGTGATATTGCTTTAGATATTGATTCAACTGCTAATAGCATTGATGCACAAATACAACCAGATGTAATTTTAAATGCAGACATTAATAGTGCTGCTGATATTGCTCAAAGTAAATTATTAATGCAGTTAGCAGGCACTGATCTAAATGCTCCAACAGGAACAGCAGCAGTCAAACAAGCACGCAGCGGATTAGCAAGTTTTAGTAGTACAGAATTTACTGTAACTGATGGCTGGGTACAACTAAAAAACAACGGTACACCTAAGTCAGCACTAGCACAAGTTGCTGCACAGAGTGTGTTAGGTAATGATGCACTAACAACATCAAACGTAGCAGATATTCCATTTACAACAATTGTAGATGCAGGTGGCTCTGTTAAGAAAACACAGTTTGGTAGTGTAGGTTTACTTGCTAGAACTAATGCAAGTTCAGGAACATCTGATAGTGATTACTCTGTAGTTGACTATGCAGCAGGATCAAGTAGTACTGTTGAAGCAGGTAAACTTATAATTAGAGATAGTAACGGTGACTTCGGTGGTAGAATAATTGACGTAGCACAGTACAACATAGACGGCTTTGAAGCAGTTGATTCTGGAACATCTGGGTCAGGTGGCTTTATTAGATTACATACATTTGGCGGAACAGGAGGCGGAGGCGGCGGCGGAATTTTCTTGCAAGACGGTAGCCTTGCAGCAGACAAATCAACCTTTTATGATAATGACTTGCATACTTTTAGAACACAAAACGGTCTATCAAATGCTCCTGTTATTGCATCGAGTATTCAAGTAAGTGCATTAACAACTGGTGGTAACACCACTGCTGGAACAATTACAGGTAGATGGAGTCTTACAGGAAGTTCACCTAATGAATCTAGACTTGAAGCAACATACTCAGCAGACGTTGCAGAATACTACGAAGGTGACAAGGAATACGAAGTTGGAACAGTGTTAGTATTTGGTGGTGACAAGGAAGTTACTTCTTCAAACACACATATGGACAAGCGAATTGCTGGAGTAGTATCAAATACTGCTGCATATGTTATGTATACAGCATGTCCTGGACATAAAAATCTAGTAGCACTTGTTGGTAGAGTTCCTTGTAAAGTTGTAGGAAAAATTAAGAAAGGTGATATATTAGTTACATCTGGAATACATGGTGTAGCAACAGTAAATGAAGATCCAAAAGTAGGAACAATTGTTGGTAAAGCAATTGAAGACTATGATAGTGATCATATAGGAACAATAGAAATTGCGGTGGGTAGATCATAATGGCATACGATAATAATATAAATCCAGGTAATCCACCACTAGTGTGGAGCAGAATAAAAGAAGCATTTGATAAAGTAAATGAGAACTTTACTATTATTGGTTCTAATCTTGCTCGTGAAAGAGAATTAAGTATTGCACACATTGAATCAGGAACTGTAAATAGTAATCCTGTAAGAATAGTTACAACTGAGATTCATGATTTAATAGATTACCAACAGGTGTTTGTCTTTAATACAGGTGTATCACAATTAGATAATAACGAATATTACGTTAAAAAAGAAAGCGACACTGAAGTATTTTTATATACAGACCAATTATTAACAACAGCAGTTGATGGAACAGCATTTGATGCTTATTCATCAGGTGGCGGTAAAATACAAGGCTTTTCAGAATATGCAGGAACTGACTTTGAAAATTTAAATACAAATGTTTCGCCTAACAGCGTTGCAACATTTAACTTAGGTAGTGTTACTAAACCTTGGAAGTCTTTATATACAGGTGAACATGCTGACAATGATGCAAATGCATTTAATGGTATTTGGTTAGGCTCAGCACAAATTAAAGGTAAGCCTGGCGGAATAGTAGACTTACCTTTAGGATCAACTGTAAACGGTTCATTAATAATTAATCCAGATCAAACATTTTTCAAAAGTGTACAAGTTGACAGCGGAAACCAAGTAGTAGCAGATGACTTTGTTGATACATTAAATTTAATAAGTGGAACAGCAATTTCAATGGCAGTGGATAGTGCTGCTGAAAGTATTACAATTACAAACACAGGTGTTACACAATTAACAGCAGGACTAGGTTTAGGTATAAGCTCTGCAACAGGAAATGTTACAGTAACTAACACTGGTGTACGAAGCATACAAAGCACAACAGCATTGCCTAGTGGTAGAGCAGCAGGTGCTGGTATCAATATTGATAATAGTACTGGAGATAATGTAAAGATAACAAACGCAGGTGTACTAGAAATACAACCTGGTAGTGCTGCTTTAACAGTGTTTACAGATGCAGCAACTGGTATTGTAACAATTACAAATGCTTCTCCGGCTGGTAATGCATATAGAACTGTAGATGTAAAAGGAACATTCTTGGCTGCTCCTAGTATAGCAGGTACATTAGTTGTAGAAGAAGGAAACGGTATTGTTCTTACTGGAAACAGTGGAACACAAACATTAAACATTGCGTTTAGTGGACAATCAGATATTACAGGTAGTGTGTTTGCTGATGATTCAACAGTGCTAGTAGATGCTATAGATGCTAAGATCATTGGCCCAGTAGATACAACAAGTTTAAGAACAAGTGACGATGCTATTATATTAGGCAACGGTGCTACAGCAGGAGCGGAAGCGGTCTCAATAGGCAAAAATGCCGGTGACAGTGGAGATTATTCACAAGCAATAGGTAACAACGCAGGTAATACAGGACAAGGTGTAGCCGCTGTAGCATTAGGAAGTCAATCAGGGGAAACCTCCCAAGGTGATAAAGCAGTAGCCGTAGGTCAGTATGCAGGTCAAACAAGTCAAAGTGGAAATGCAATAGCAATTGGTGAAGCATCAGGCAAAACAACACAAGGCTCTGACGCTGTCGCAATTGGTCGATTGGCAGGATGGAGTTCTCAAGGTGCAAGTGCAATAGCAATTGGATATACTGCTGGTAAAACAAGTCAAGGTGACGATGCAGTAGCAATTGGTGACGATGCAGGTGAAACAAACCAAGGTGCACAATCAATAGCAATTGGTGACGAAGCAGGTCAAACAAACCAAGGTATACGCTCAATTGCAATTGGACAGCAGGCAGGTGAAACTACACAAGGAAACTATGCAGTTGCAATTGGATATGAAGCAGGTACGACTAATCAAGGTTCAAACAGTATTACACTTAACGCAACAGGTGCGTCATTAGAGAATACCCAAGCAAATAGTTTTGTAATTAAACCAGTTAGAAATATAGCAAGTGCAAATATTGCTATGTACAATCCAACAACAGGCGAGCTAACACACACAGCGAATCCTGAATTTAACTTAACAGGTGATGTAACAGGTTCAGTATTTGCAGATAATAGTACACAATTAGTTGATGGTGTAGATGGAGTTCTTAGAGGTACACACGTAGGTGAACTTATCGGAAGTGTGTTTAGTGATGACTCATCTGTAGTTATTAATGAATCAGGTACAGTGTTAGGAACTATTGCACCGGGTGCAACGGCTCCTGCTTCAGAAACAGAAGCAGCACCTGTAGGTGAAATTAGAGTTGATGACAGTTATGTCTATGTCCGTAAGAGTACAGGCTGGGGCAAAATTGCAATTGGCGGTTGGGTATAGGAGCGGATAAATGGCAAAACTTACAGTAAACATTGGCTCTAGTGCAAACGATAGAACAGGCGATAATCTACGTACTGCCTTTAATAAAATCAACCAAAATTTTGATGAAGTATATATTGGTCCACCGCAACTTACACAGGCTGAGATAGATGCTCTTACACCAGTTTTTGGTATGATGGTTTATAATACAACCTCAGGAAAGTTTCAAGGTTATGCTGCAGATGCTAATAATGATAGCACAGCAGGGTGGGCGGATCTCCACTAAATATACATATAGGAAAGAAAAATGGCAACGATACAAACAATAAATGTAGGAAATTTAGTAAATGACGGACTAGGTGATGACCTAAGAACCGCTTTTCTAAAAGTGAATACTAATTTTTCTAACCTTAATACAGGGCTTACAATAACAGCATCTAATAGTGGCCTTGGCGCAGGTGTTTTTAAACAGAAAACAAGTAATGATTTAGAATTTAAATCACTTGTAAGTGGTACAAAAATCCTCATTGAGGAATCTGCAGATGTTTTAACTATTAATACTACACAGGAAGATGCTTTTATAAGGTTTGATACTGATAGCGGTAGCATGTTAGCATCAACTTACGAACAAATCACACTACAAGGAATAGCAGCACCAGGTTCAGAAACTGGTTTAAAAGACATAGAAGTAACAACTTCTGGGAGTGCTGTTAATTTTAAAACAGTTATTCCTGTAACTGAATACCTGCAAACTTACGACTTTGGTTCTATCAACGGAGTATATGCAAACGCCATACAATTAGCAATGCAGACAGCGAACATAGATTTTGGAACACTAACATTTACATCAGATATTGACCTTGACTGTGGCAGTCTGTAGGAGGTAACCACAAATGGCAGTGACTTGGACAACGCCAGCAGGAGACCTAGGAACACTTGAAGAAAGAATTATTACCTCAGTCTCTATAGCAGCAACAACAGATACTAGTAATGTAATTTCATATTCTTTAATTGCAGGACAACTTCCTCGTGGTATGTTGTTATCAGGAAATGTCATAAAAGGATCGCCTGCAGAAGTAACAAAATTTACAGAATACAGATTTGTTATTCGTGCAGATGATAACGATAAAGAAAAAGATAGAACATTTAAAATAAGTGTAACTGGTGCAGATATTCCTGAATGGATTACCAAAGAAGGATTTTTAAACGTAGGGCCTGGTCAGGCTTATTTTATTATGGATGATGCCCAGGTAGACTTCCAATTAGAAGCAACAGATAATGATACTGTAGCAGGTGAAAACTTAGAATATTATTTGGTACCTAATAGCGGAATATTACCTTATGGATTGAAACTTTCTAAGACAGGACGTATAAGTGGCTTTACACAGCCAATACCTGCAATAGATTATGCTACATCAATTACTGGAGCATACGACACTGCTTCATTCGATACAGTTCCGCTAGACATTGCAAAGAATAATAGTTTAGGTTTTGATTCATTCTTTTATGATAATCAATATTATGATTACGGTGAGCAAGGAATTGTTCCTAAAAAATTAAGTAGGGTTTATACATTTGGTGTTGCAATTACAGATGGATTGAATGCTGTAAACAGAATATTTAAAATATATGTAGTATCGGAAGAATTTTTAAGAGCAGATAATACCCTAGTACAAGTTGATACTAATCTATTTCAAGCAGATGCAACCAGTGATAGAGTTCCGCTATGGATTACAGATTCATATCTTGGTAGATATAGAGCAAATAATTACATAACATTATTCCTTGATGTATACGATCCACCAACATTGTCTGGAGTAATTAGTTATTTTATAGTAGACAATAATCCAGATGGAACTGCTAGTACATTGCCGCCAGGACTTACTATAGATACAACTACAGGTGAACTAGCAGGTAAAGTTCCATACCAGGCTGCTGTAACAACAACTTATCAATTTACTATGAAAGCAGTAAATTTTCCTGCAAGTATAGCACAACAAGATTACACACTTGTTGGTGACTGGAGTTCGATAAGATCTTATAATGCAAACGAAGCAGTTAGATATAACGGATTTGTTTATGTATGTAAACAATCTAACATTAACCAATTACCAGACGAAGCAAATAGTTCTTATTGGGAATTAGGTGTAGGGACATCAGATAAAACTTTTACTGTAGATTTAATAGGCGAAATAGAAAGTTCAATATCATGGATAACAAGTACTGACTTAGGAGTTATTAAACCTAATCAGCCTAGTAGATTAGCAGTAGAAGCAACAAGTCTTTTATATGGTGGAAGAGTTAGTTATAGTATTACGTCAGGCGAGTTACCTCCGGGATTAGTTTTCTTATCCAATGGAAACATTACAGGCAAGGTAACACAATTTTCAAAATCTGGACAAAAAGGATTGACTAGATTTTACGAACAAGATAGTGCTGGGGAAGATTCTTCATCTCGTTCTAGAGATTTTAGTTTAACATTTGATAACATTAGTACCACATATGATAAATCATATACATTTAGTGTACAAGCATCTGATTCATCTGGATTGGCTAAAGATACTAGAAAATTTACAGTAAAAGTTGTTGCAGATAGTCAAAAATCTTTTGCTAATATTTTTGTTAAAGCATTTCAAAATAAAAATAAAAGACTTTCGTGGTTTAACTTTATAACTGATGCAACTATTTTTGCTGCTGATGACATATATAGATACGGTGATACTAATTTTGGTGTCCAAACTGAAATTAAAAGTTTAATTTTTGCAGGTTTAGAAAGCACTGCTGCTACACCAGTAGTACAAGCATTAAGCAGAAATCATTATAATAAAAGATTTACCTTTGGAGAAATAAAGAAAGCCCAAGCCAAAGACCCAATTACACAACAAGTACTATATGAAGTAGTATATGTTGATCTAGTTGATGATTACGAAAAAAATGGTAACAGTATATCAGATGAAATTAATTTACCAAATAACAGCAATAGCAAAGTGCTTGTAAGTTATGACAATATTACTATAGATAGTAATATTCCATACGCGAGTGATGCAGATTTGCAACGAGTATTTCCTAATTCAGTTAAAAATATGAGAAAAAGATTATCTGATGTAGGAGAAAGAGATAGAGAATTTTTACCTTTATGGATGAGAAGTATTCAGCAAACAAGTACGTATGAACTTGGTTTCACAAAAGCACTTATCCTTTGCTATACTAAACCTAACAGAGCAGATACAGTAATAAGTAGAATTAAATCAAATGCATTTGACTTTAAAACAATAGATTTTACTGCTGACAGATACATTATTGATATACTAAACGGAGAAATAAAGGATACTTATATACAGTTTCCGCAAGATAAAATTACAAATCATGCTAATTTAGCACATAAATCTACTGAAGATAAACCTTTTGCTCAGAAAAATATTCCGAGCTAGTTTGTAATATGATAAATACATACTGAATACAACGGAGATAATGACGTGGCAAGATCGAACAACAGTTTAATAAACTATCTAAGTATAAATGAAAACTTCCCAGTTGCTGGGCAGGATAACGATACACAAGTTTTTAGAGATAATACAGACACAATTAAAACAAGTCTTAGAAATGCTAAAGATGAACTTACAGATGTCCTTACAAATGCTGCGTATAGAGATGAAGCAAACGATTTTGAATTAAACAATGTCTCAAATGCTGTTTTAATTAACAACAGAATTAGTAAATTTGACGGAGGAGCAGTTACCGCTTCACCTACTACTATTGATTACAAAAATGGCGACTACCAAATTTATAGAGTAGGTGGAAATATTTCCATAGACTTCTTAAATTTTCCAGGAGATCCTGTGTATACAGGAGAAACAACTCCAATTGGTATGGGCAAAGTAACACTTGAACTATATAGTGATGGTTCATCAAGAACTGTTAACTTTTTAACTTCAAGCGGAACTATTATTAAAAGTAAAGATTTCCCAGGTTATACAAGCGGATCGCCAGTACTTACATTAACTTCAGCAACTGATCCAGTTATCGTTGAAGTATTTAGACACAGCACTGCGGTTATATACATGAGATATATTGGCGCATTTGCATAATGTTTCACCCATTCCAAGAAGACCCAAAACAACTTACTGAAACTGAATTAACACAGAAAATATCCGAATTGGGCAAAAAATATACCCAAGCCGCACGTTTAGGCAACGGAGAACTGTTGACACAACTCCAAACATTTGTTACAATATATAGAGATGAATTACGTAGAAGAGCAATGCAACCTATTAAAACAAATGATCAAGATCAGGATTTGGATCAACTTATAAATGTCGACTAATAATATAAAAGAAGTAATACAAGGTATTAAAAAACACGGGCCAGAAATACTGGAACACTGTGTTATTGACGATTCTAGTCTGTATCTAGAAAGAATAGAAACAGAGTTCCTAGATTATCCAAAGCCAAAATCTAAATTAAATACAGATAATTGGTTTATGCCAGACAGTTATAAAGATATGGATATTGAAAAATTCGTTATTACGCAGTGTAAAACAGACGAATATATAGAAAGAGCTAAGATTGAATTAAAAGAATTCGAAGATAGAAATCTTACGATGTTACTAAAACAAGTAAAATATATAATAGACACACTAAGAAAAAATGATATCGTATGGGGTGTAGGTAGAGGATCAAGCGTTTCAAGTCTTGTGCTTCACATATTAGGGGTCCATAAGATTGATCCGATTAAATACAATATACCACTAAACGAATTCTTTAAATAAGGAGACTAAAATGGCAACAGTTAAAAGTATGCGCGGCAAAGAGATTGATATGGAAAAACTTAATCTTAAAAATGAAACATTACCAGCAGTTGGTAATATGAAAGTAAATGCTCGCGGTGATGAAATTGGTAAGGGCGGAAAAGTAGTAAGAACTAGAGAAGCAATTCTAAAAGATTACTATGATAAAAACCCTAGAGCAATTCAAGAAGAAGTTGTAGATAGATCTAAAAAATCATAGAAAGGCTATAGCACATGATCAAAGGTAAAATTACTGCTATCCGTAGTGATGTATTAGTGCATAAAATGCACTTTGGTGAAACAACGACAGCAGGTGGAATCATTATTGGATCTGATGACGCCAAGGCACACGGTGTAAAACCTCGTTGGGCACAAGTATATTCTAAAGGACACGAAAATAAAGATCCGTATGATGTAGGCGATTGGATTTTAATCGCACACGGTCGTTGGACACGTAAACTTAAAGTTACAGACGAACACGGCCAAGAAGTAGAAATTCAAAAAATTGAGTTGGACTCAATACTTGCATGGCAAGATGAAGAGCCTAAGGACTTTGCGTACTTTGGTCAAGAGTATTCAGACGGATCTAAAGCAACATTTGACGCTGGTATGTTTGGCGCCGAATAATTAACAACTATATATTTTTTCCGGACACAATCTAAAAGTTAGAGCTTTCCTAGGCCCCTTAGTGGTGTTTATAGACACTTCCCCTGATTTTGGATGGAATTCAATTTTGGTAATCTTTGCCTTGTCGTTGTTCTTTCCAACAAGGATTTCTTGGCCTACTTCTAGGTTTACGTTAAGATTTGTAATCATGGGATTCTCCTTTTTGATAACGAATGTTATAAAAATATTTAGTATAACTCTTGACAAGAGTAAACAGATAGTATATAATATAACTTAGAATAGAGGAGAGAATATTGACACAAGTAGATTTAAACAAATATAAAGACTTTGTAAAAGAAGTAACATCAGAAGAATCAAATGATTGGGCTTATACACAAGCTCGTTTGCATGAATTAAATGACGAAGTTAATATTTCATTATTAATGACAGGTGCTATTGGTATTGCATCAGAAGGAGGCGAATT